AGAACGTGGTGTTGCTGCTATGCAACAACATGATAAAGGTCAGATCATTGTTCCTACTGGTGGTGGCAAGACTCTGAAGATGATCTATGATTGTCTGCGCGAGTTGCAGTCTGAAACTCCCCAGACGATTGTTGTTGTTGCACCGCGTATTCTTCTTGCGGAACAACTCTCTGCTGAGTTTCTGGAGTTTATCACTAACGCTGAAGTTCTGCACGTTCACAGTGGAGAAACTCATCACGTTAGCACTACCAAACCTCGTGACATTCTTGTTCACGCTGGTATGTGTGCCGCTTCTAATCGTCACCAACTGATCTTCACTACCTACAACTCTCTGTCGCGTCTGCAAGTTGCAGGAATTGATGTGGATACGATCTACTTTGATGAGGCACATAATTCTGTTCAACGTCACTTTTTCCCTGCAACTGAACACTTTGCTGCTAACGCACGTCGTTGTTACTTCTTCACTGCAACCAGGAAGACTTCTCTCACTCCTTCTAAACCTGGAATGAACGATCGTGATGTCTATGGTGACATCATCTGCCGCGTTTCTGCTCCCGAACTTGTTGATGGTGGATACATTATCGCTCCTAAGATTGTAGCAAAGAAGTTCGATGTGCTTGCACCAAAGCAGGTAACTGCTGAGTGTGACAGTAGCAATCTGATGGAAACTCTGGGGGATATTGATTGTAAGAAAATCCTGGTTTGTGTTAAGTCTGCGAAACAACTTATCAACCTGATGTCTCACACTGACTGTGCTGAAAAACTACATCAATATGGTTATTCCTACCTCTACATTACCTCCAAGACTGGGGCTATTATTGATGGCAAGAAGGTAAATCGTGAAGTGTTTTTCGACACTCTCAATTCTTGGGGTCGTGACCCTAATAAGAAGTTTGTTTGTCTCCATCGTTCTATCTTGAGTGAGGGAATCAACGTCAGCGAACTAGAGGCAGTAGTCTTTCTTCGCAACATGGATGTGATCGAAATGACTCAAACTATCGGTCGTGTTCTTCGCCTTGGTGGCAAAGAGAAAGTCTGGGGGTTGTGTGTGGTGCCTGTATATTCTAAAGTTGGAGTATCTACAGAACGAGCACTTCAACGAGTTGTTGATGCTGTCTTTGAGAAAGGTGAGATGGTTGATAGTGTAGTACGTCGGTAAATAGAATGTGGGCAGCAATCTGTAAGTCTGGGGAGACAAAGGTTGCGTAAGTCCCACTTTTATGATAGAATAAATAGATACAGTCATCCCCAGACTTACAATGAAAGAATACTATACTTACGCATATCTGCGTGAAGATGGAACACCTTACTACATTGGTAAGGGGAAAGGTAACAGAGCATATAGAGACCACAGAGGATATGTTTTTGTTCCTCCAGTAGATAGAGTTTTAATTCTTAAACATTTCGATAATGAAGAGGACGCATTTAATCATGAAATCTATCTAATCAGTGTATTAGGTAGAAAAGATTTGGGAACTGGTATTCTTTGGAATAGAACTAATGGTGGCGATGGAACTTCTGGAGCAACTCTCACAGAAACAACAAGGAGTAGAATGTCTCAAAGTAGAATGGGAAGTAAAAATCATTTCTACGGAAGAAAACACACTCAAGAAAGTATAGTAAAAATGAAGGAAAGTCTCAAAGGTAGGATACCTCCAAACAAGGGAAAATATGAACCAGAAGAGAGTGTATCATCTCACGCTCTTTATATGAGAGAATGGAGAAGGAAACGGGCAGAGAAGGGTCAACCTTATATGTGAGGCGGTGAGTCTCACCCAAGACTCAAGTGGCCATCAGGGGTCAAACCCTGATTTTTCTGCAATTTCACTGCAACCGACCTAGAACCCATCCACCGCAACAAAATCACCGATTTTTCTTAAAATGAAACGCAACTGGCAAATCTTCTGCGAGAAAACATTCAACAACATGAGGGCTAATGCTCACAAATGGAATGAATCTCCAGAGTGGAACATTGCTCTTGCCCGTGACTTCTATCTTGGTGTATTTGACTCTGGCAATCCTAACCCAACTGGTCTGATCAGTGAGAATGCCTATGTCAACAAGATGAACAGAGGTAAGACAACTCAAGATCACTGTCTTTCGCCACAATTTGTTGGTCGAATGATTCTGGATAATCAGGATACTTACCTGAACGATTATGAGAAGTTCAAGTCAGTTTTCTGGTACTCATGTAGGACGATCATTGTTACATCGAAGGAGAACGAATCACTCTCATTCTTGACACAAAACAAAGACGATGGTTACAAGGTTCTTGTAGCAACCAACATGAAGTATAACCACTTGGGTATCAAACTGTATGAGAGAGAAAGTGGTAAGAAAGAGTGGAAATATGCACGTCCAATCAACAACAATGTATTGGATGTTCCCGAAGAACTGTTAGATTATGAGAAGAGGTTTCTAGTATGAAAGAAGGATTTACAATGTTTAAGGATACCTATGCTGCAATTCCTTACGGGAACCAGTATCTTATCATTCATAATGGTCAACAGTTAGATAAACTTTGCAGGACTGAATCATCTGCACGAAAGTATATCACAGATCATAAGAAAGGTAAGAGTGTAGCAAAACTCCCAGTTGATTGAACTGGGCCCCTGAGATTGTCTCTCTAGTGTGAGGACGTGTTCTCACAGAAGTTTCTAACACAAACTATGACATTCTACTGGAAGTTCGTTGATACTCTTGTGAAGAACATTGCTACCATCGCTGCAATTTTTGTTGGAGTCAGTCAGTTTCTGATTCGTGCATTTAATGAGAACGATGGTGTGAATAAAGTTCGCAAGTTTATTAATCAAACTCTTTTCTTGGTGAATCGTTCTACTGCTACCATGTATGAATTGGTCAATGCAAATGCTCTACCAATTCAAGAGGTAAAAGTTACCAAAACCAGCAAGCGCAAGGCCGCTTGATTAAGTGTCACAAGGGGACTTGCATTGTCCCCTTTTTTATGTCATTGTAGAGCCATGCAAAACAAACATCTAGAACATCCCGAAGATCTCATCCTTACAGGTGATCTATCTGTACTGGATTGGATGTATGAATCCAACAGTAAGATTAGTGTCAAGATGGATGGAGCTCCTGCTATTGTGTGGGGTACAAATCCTGAGAATGGTAAGTTTTTTGTCTGCACAAAGGCAGCGTTCAATAAACAAAAGATTCGTCTTTGCTACAATGAAGATGATGTGTTTGATCACTTTGGTGGTAAACCTCGCGTAGCACAGATTCTCATTTATTGTCTGGATTTCCTGCCTCGCACTAACAATGTGTATCAGGGAGATTGGATTGGTTTCGGTAAGGGTCTTGATACATTCAAACCCAACACGATTACCTATCGTTTCTCTGAGATTGTACGTCAGGAGATTATCATTGCTCCTCACACATATTACACTGGTGATCGTCTGCCTGAGATGGTAGCTCATCCTATTACCAGTAAGTTTGCAAGTACAAAAGACTGTCTATTTGTGCAACCTAAGGTGTCTATTTGTCCTTATCGTGAGGACATTGAAGACGTGTGTAAGTTTGCTAAGCAAATGAGCACTCTTTGTGAGTTCGTGAATGTAAAACAATCTGCAGAACTCAAAAAAATCATCAATTCTTACATCCGTGAGGGTAAGATGGTGGATGAACATGAAATTGCAGAAAATTATGATGTTGACATCAACCTGATGCGACTTTGGAAACTTGTTGCATCAATCAAGATGGATTTGTTCTTCTTCATTGATACTGACGATGACATTCTGTGTGAGATTGATGGTAACGAGTCTGATCATGAAGGATTCGTAATGCACAACAAGTTTGGATCATACAAGATTGTTGATCGTATGCAATTCAGCCGTCTAAACTTCACTCTTGCAAAAAACTGGTGAATGTAACTGGGCCCCTGAGATTGTCCCAATAGTATGAGCAACACTACCATGCAAGCACAAGCAAAACAAACTATTGCAGAGAATGTTCTCAAGAATACTCTGTTGTTGATTGAAGCACTGAAAGACAACTATCGTCAGTATTCTATTCGTGGTCATCAAAAGTTCGTGAATGATGTTGATAATCAAGAGTATCATCAGCGCAAGATTGATGAACTCAAGTCTGGCAAGTGTGACATTGATTATACCATTGAGACTGGTAAAAAGTATCACAAAGTGATTCTGGTTAGTGGTGGTGGATCGCGTAGTGTTGCTTTCTTTGTAGATAAGCAAAACGGAGGCGTTTTCAAGTCAGCATCGTGGCGTAGTCCTGCAAAGGGCGAAAGGTGCAATCTCCTAATCATTAAAGAGAGGGAGTGGGCTCTGGAAAATGCGGATTGGAGCGGCGGTTGGCTCTACCGACGATAAATAAAGTTGCTTGTTTGTGGTTATTCAAGCGAAGAGATTAGAGGCAGAAATGCCTCTTTTCTTGTATAAATAAGTATAACCACAAACAAAGCAGTATGAATAATTACTATACCTACGCTTATTTGCGTGAGGATAAAACTCCCTACTACATTGGGAAGGGTAAAGATAGGAGAGCATATTCTAAAGTTAATAGAAAACTGAATGTTCCGCCAAAAGATAGAATAATCTTTCTTAAACAAAATCTAACAGAGGAAGAAGCATTTAAGCACGAAAAGTATATGATTGCTGTGTTTGGTAGAAAAGATTTAGGGACTGGCATCTTGAGGAACTTAACTAATGGTGGTGATGGAACTTCTGGTGCTATTGCTTGGAATAAAGGTGGAAAGTGTAGTGAAGAGTGGAGAAGAAAAATTAGCAATTCTCAAAAAGGCAAAGGATTTAGTGAAGAACATAGAAAAAAATTAAGTGAAGCAGCAAAAGGTAAAACACCTTGGAATAAAGGTCAATCTCCAAGTGAGGAAACACGGAGAAAAATAGGAGATGGAAATAGGGGAAAAATTGTAAGTGAAGAGCAAAGGAAAAAATTAAGTGAATCAGGAAAAAATAGAAAACATAGTGAAGAAATTAGGCAAAAAATAAGAGAAAAATCTGGTTATCAGAAATGGAAATGTTTGGAGACGGGATTTATAACAAATGCTGGCAATCTTACAAAGTATCAAAGAAAAAGAGGAATTGATACATCACAAAGAGTAAGAATTGAATGATTGTAACTGGGCCCTTCAAAGTGTCCTAGTAGTATGAGCACTCCAATGAACTACCTTTGTTTTGTTGATGGCCTGTTAGAGTATGCTAGCAGCGACCCATCTTCTTTCGCACATTATCAGTTGATGTATGCTGAAGAGCATAAAAATGCCGATGTTCAGTATCTTACTCTCACGGACGAAGAGTATGACGAAATGTTCCCCTATGAAGAGGATGAAGAATGAATGATTTGCGTTTAGCATCAACAATCAAACTCTACAATCCACCTCTGATTGAGAAACGTCGTTGCAATCCTAGACTAACAGGTAGTGAAGAATCTATGACTAAAGTGATTAAATCTTTGAAATCTGGATGGAACAAATGACATACGACACTGAAATGACTTATGAAGAACAAATTAAAGAAATGACTGTTACAAAGTCTCTCAAACTTCTG